ATGTCACAAGAACGCCGTATCGCCGCGACCACGCGCCGCACCCTGGCGGACACCGTCGCTTCCGCCTTCATCCCCACCGAGGAATCGGCCGAGGCCACTGCCGCGCACGGGGCCAAGTGCATCAGCGTGATGATCGAGCAGCGCCGCACCGCGATGCTCCCGCCCGAGGCCGGCGCCGAGGCGCTGGTGCTGATCGCCAAGGGCACGCACGAGGCGCTGCAGTCGCATCTCAGCTTCGCCACCGCGCACAAGCTGCTCGCGGATATCCCCGGCCAATATGGCCTGCCGATGGGGTTCGGGCCGGATTGCGCGCCGAACACGCCGCTGTTCGCAGGGGGGCTCGCCGCCGTCGCGTGAGCCGATGGTTGACCGGGCCGCGCCGTCGTGGTCCGGTCGATCCATGTGGTTCTATGTCATGACCTTCTATCTCGCGCTGCCGCTCCTGGTGCTCGCTGCGAGCCGATGGGGCGGATGGCCGGAAAAGAGCGTCGCGATCCTGTTCGTCGCGGCTGCCCTCGCCACCATGCTGGTGCGGTCGGGCGCCGCGACGAAATATCACAGCGTCGAACTCGGCGTCTTCGCGGTCGATCTCGCCCTGCTGGCAGGGCTCGCCGCCGTCGCCGTCCGCGCGAACCGTTGGTGGACGATATGGGCAGCCGCCTTCCAGGCGATCACCGTGACCGGGCATCTGGCCAAGATGGCGACCCCGGGGCTCTCGCGGATGGCGTACGCGTTGATGCTGGGGGTTTCGGCCTATCCGGCGCTGATCGCGCTGGCGCTGGGCATCTGGAACCACCGCCGCGCCACGATCCGCGCGGCCGGCGCCATCTCGAGCGGATCATCGCCGGCGGCGCCTCGCCCGCGCCCGGGGCCGCCGCCGCCGCGCTGATCGCCACCTTCGGCACGCTGGGCGCCGCGCTCGCCGCCCCCCGCCGGCTGCAACTGCGCGCGACGGGCAATGATCGCGCCGCAGTGCGCGAGGTCGCTGCGTTCCGCGCGGCGATGCTGCACGCGCTGCGCAGCCAGCTCTGCGATCGGCCGGTGCTGGCCAGCGCGCCGGCACTGCTCGACTATCTCCAGGCGGACATGGTGCATTCGATCAACGAACGCGCGCGCGTGCTCCACCTCAACGCCGGCAACATCCTGATCCGCGACGAGATCATGGCGGAGGGCTCGATTGACGAGGTCGCGCTCTATGCGCGCGAGATCATCGGCCGCGCGCTGGAGATCGGATCGGCGGCGATCATCCTGGTCCACAACCATCCAAGCGGCGATCCGACCCCGAGCCGGAGCGACATCGACCTGACGAAGCGCATCGCCCGCGCCGGCCAGCCGCTCGGCATCGCCGTTCACGATCACCTGATCATCGCCAGCGGCGGGCACCGGAGCATGCGGACGCTGGGGTTGCTGTAGTCATTCGGTGGTCGTCGTGCCGGTCAGGCGGCGGATTCGCCGGCCGGCATCCCGGGCGCGCCCTGGCGGGGCCCGCTGCGCGCGCGGATCGTGTAGCGTTCGACCAGGTGGAAGAACAGCAGGGAGAAGCCGATCGCGATCACGGTGCAGGCGAATGCCCAGAGCACTGTATCCGATCGGTACTGGCCGGTCATGGCCTTGATCGCGTGGAACACGGGCACATGCGTCGCGTAGAGCGAATAGCTTGCCACGCCGATGAGATAGAAGGCCCGGACGCCGATGCTATTGCGTCGGCACAGCCGGGTGATCGCCGGAATCGCCACGCTCACCAACCCGAACGCGCCGATCGCCAGGAAGATCGGGCTCCACGCATAGGATGATCGTGCCGCCAGGATCACCCCCGCGATCAGGGCCGCGATCCACAGCAGGTGCCACAGCAACCCGCGCGGGGCCGCGGCGCGGCCGACCTTTATCTCCGCGAGATAGGCGCCGGCGGTCCAGAGGAACAGGTGGCTGGTGAACAACGGGCTGCCGCCCCGGGCGTGCACGAACAGGTGCTGGAGGTCGAACGCCCAATAGGCGAACCCCGTCAGCACGCTGACCGCGGCGGAAAAGGCCAGTGCCAGCCCTGGGCCGTACCGTCGGAACAGGAGGAAGAGAACGGGATAGAAGAGATACAGGTGGAATTCGATCGAGAGGGTCCAGAACACGCCGTTCGATCCGAAGCAGCTGACGAACAGCTCCTGCATCATCAGCAGGTTGAGGACGAAGCTCGCCAGGTTCGCGCCGACCCAGCCCGGCAGGTCGGGAACGGGATGGGCGAAATAGTCCACCACGGCCGTCAGCAGCAGGGCCGCGACATAGACCGGATAGATCCGCAGGAAGCGGCGCTTGTAGAAGCTCGGGACGTTCAGCGCGGTGGCCGTCGACCGGCGCAGCTTCGTCGCATAGCCGAGATGGATGCAATAGCCGCTCAGAACGAAGAAGACCGGCACGCCCATCCAGCCGAACGAAAACACGATCGAGGCATAGGACAGCCAGATATCGGGGCGCACGCTGTGGAGCCCGTGGACGGACAGCGTCTCCTGCATGCCCACCCAGAATTCCTTCCGGGCGTGATAGATGACGACCGCAAGTGCGGCGAGGGCGCGCAGGATGTCGATCGCATGCGATCGATCGTCGCCTGCCTCCGCCAGGGTGGGCGGTTCGGGCGTCACATGGGCGATAGGCATTTCTTACGCTCGCTCCCTCGCACCGCCCCATCCACATGCGGTGCTGGTCGGTCAAGCGGGGAGGGCACTTGCGTGCAGACCCAACGCGCTTCGATCGAAAGGGGCGACAGACGGGGCGGCGTTAAAAAGTCGGCGGGCGTATCGCTGCGTCGCAGCAATTTCTACCATCCCGGCTGTTGGCTCGCCTTGCCATATAGTGGGGAGCGGGCTAATCCTTCCGCATGTATTTAGGAATAGATCCGTTCGCGATGAAGCGCCAAGCGCGTGCCCACCCGCTGCGGGTGAGCTTCACCGCCTATGCTCGGGGCGTCGAGAAATTTGCTCGACTCACGCATCAGCGGAACGAACTTCCAATCGTTCGAGAGGCATGGGGCGAGGCGCCGGATTACGAGCGCGCTGACACGGCGGTTACGCCCGACCAGATGGGTGCGCTACTTCACTTTGCGAAGAAGGCGGAAGCTATTCCCGGGGCGCTGGTTGAAATCGGCAGCTATCGCGGCGTCACCACTGCCCTCCTCGCTGGGCAGACGGGCAGGCAATTTTACGCCGTCGATCCCTTTCGGATGTATGGCGGGGCCGAATCCGACTTCGCGATTTTCAAGCGGAGAACAGGGGGCACCCCCAACGTCACGCACATCCGAGAAACCTCCGGTGTGGCGGCGAGGAATTGGTCCGCTGGCCCAATCAATTTCGTCTTTGTCGATGCCGTGCATGACTATGTGAACACCATTTTTGACGCAAAGACTTGGCTGAATAAGATCTCATCCGGCGGATACCTTGCGATGCACGATGTCGATAACGCCGAATATGCCGGAACCAGGCTGGCTGCGGCGCAGATGGCAAAGGGGCTGAAACTCGTCTGTCATATTCCCGATTTGGTGATCTTCCAGAAGGTGTGAATTGCCAAAAGGCTAGGCGCACTCGTTCGGACGCCCTACCGGTTGCGCCTTCTTCATCTCTCATCCGGATGAGAGAGGCTTCCCTTGATTTCTGACCTTGTGAGAAGGCCATGGCTGCGGCTGCGCACTTGGTCCTCACTAATCGTGTGGCAGATCACAAAGGTGCGCTGCGGTAGCGATAGCGAAGGGCATCTCACGCCGCGGCTGCGAAGATCGGCGCTGAATGCATCTATACAAAAGGTGGGCCGCGTGTAGAACAGGCGGCGATGAACCTGCTTCGCCAGCCGCAACCGTCGCCTATCGGGCACCTATATGTTATAGATCTAGCCCGAGGCCTTGCGGCATTCTCGGTCCTTTTTTGGCATTATCAGCAGTTTTTTTACCTTACTCCGGGGGTCCACCCACTTTCGCCCGAAGTGGCTGCCTCTCAGCCTGGTCATGCTGCACTTTGGCTGCTCTATGATTATGGATATTTCGCGGTGCAGTTTTTTTGGCTGCTCTCCGGCTTTGTATTTGCTGCAGTATACGTGTCACGAAAGACAGCGACTCGTGAATTTGTTGTAAATAGGCTTGCTCGGTTGTATCCACTACATTTCTTAACATTGTGTGTTATCGCTGTTCTTCAGTGGTACAGTATGAAGATATCGGGTCAGTTTCAGATAATTCCATTCAATGACGTATATCACTTCGTACTCAACATATTCTTCGCGTCGTTTTGGGGGATTCAGAAGGGATACTCATTTAACGGACCGATCTGGTCAGTTTCAGTCGAAGTGCTCGTATACGGACTCTTCTGGGCTACCCTGCCGTTTCTTTTTCGACGCGGGATCGTCGGCCCCTTGCTCCTCGCTGCTGTCGCATGGGTGGCGGCGTATCGGTTCGCCGGCCATCTCCATCTGCTGCGTGAATGCGTGTTCTATTTTTTCGCGGGAACGGCGATCTATCTGGTGTTCGCAAGCGCTCGCAATCGCCCGGCGATACTGTTCGGTATAGCAGGAATTCTGGCTATCGTCGGGCTCGCGACACTTTGGAGTTCGCCTTCTGAGCCTGCGCCGATTGCTGTTCCGAGCCTGTTAACGGCCGTGCTGTTCGCCTGTTGCGGCCTGGAAGCAATTTCTTTCGGCGAGCATGCGAAACGCGCGCGCTGGATCGGCGACTCGACTTACGGGATATACCTCTGGCACGTCCCACTGCAGGTGGCTGTCGTTACTTATTTCGGGCAGCACCCCGCTGCTCGGTCGGCTCTTACCCAACCGTGGTTCTTGGTGGCGTTCCTTGTTACAGTCGTTGCGCTAGCACGGCTGTCATTCGTATTCTTCGAGGATCCAGCGCGAAAATGGCTCAAGCAGTTCGCGAAGCCTAAAAAATCCCCAGGACCTTCGGTCGCGCCTTCCTGACCGCGGCGGCATCGCGCGCCTCGCACCGGCTGACGATGCCGATGGCATCGGCATAGCGCCCGTTGGCAACCTCGAGCTGGCCCGTCTGCTCGATGAATCCGGACTGCCACGGCCGGGCGTCGTCGTGGCCATCCGGCAGCCTGGCGCTCTCGGGCAGCGCAGCCGGCGCCACCCCGGCCAGCCAGCTATTCGGCAACAGGGCCGAGCAGGGCGATGCATTTGCCTGAACGACGGTAGCTGCGCAGCCGGCAAGCGGCACGGTCAGCAGCATCGTTGCTGTTGCCGCCAGGCGCCTGGTTGATCGCATCGATTCCCTCCTGCACGGTTTGATGGATGGCTTCCTCGCGCGCCTGGGCATTGCCGATGGTGCCCACTGCGTCGCTGCCGCTCGCGATGGCCGCGCCATGCTGTTGCGTCGCCACGCGCGATGCCGTCGCGGCAGTGCGTGCCGAATGGCACGATCGCAACGCGACCAGGCCGGTGACGAGCGCGAGGAGAATGGCACCGAGCGCGATCCGGCGCAGCGTCTCCGCGGACAGGGCAGGCATCACGCCACCCCCTTGATCTTTTCGGCGAACTTGAAGCCGTAGACGGTACCCGCCCAGGCCAGCGACATCCCCGCGGCGGTAATGTCGAACCGACCGAACAGCAGCGGCTGGAGGATCATGGTCCAGGTGACGGTCGCATTGGTGATCCAGTCGAGCGTCGGGCGGGCCAGCCGCACAAAGGCCTGGTACCAGGCCTGCTCCCGAATCCAGTGGTCCGGCATGTTGATGGCGCTCCCGGCCGCGGGCGTCGCCGCTGCGCCTGTCATCCGGTCGGGATCGCCGGGCATGGTCTCGCTCATGCCACCCTCGCGAGCCAGCCGTACAGAAAGGCTTCATTGGCGGCGCGGCCCTCCGCCAGCGAGACATAGCGTTCCCCCTGCAGCGCGTTGAGCAGCGCCAGCAAGCGCCGCTCGCCTTCCGCCCCGCGCCTGCCCAGAAAGGCCTTCAGCGCCGCGGCCGTGGTCGCGCCGGCTAGGCCGTCCACCAGCAGGTCGGGATAGTCGCGCGCGCCGTTGTTGAGCGCGTTGAGCGATCGCTGCAGGAAGGTTGCGGCGATCTTCGGCCCCATATTGACGCCGGTATCGACCAGTTCGGCCGCGACGGGCAGCGAGATCGCGGCGATCCGGTCGAAGCCTGGCGCCACGACATATTGGCGCCGATAGACCTCGAAGGCGAAGCTGCGCGGCATGTCGCGCATTGCGCCGGCATAGCCCTGTGCCCGGGCGGTTGCGATCGTGATCCCGAAATTGGTCTCGCCGCCCGCGTCCCACGCATCGTTCGCATAGCTGCCTTCATTGGCGAGCACCCGCTCGATGATCGTGTCGATCGCCGTCATCACGCCTTTCCTTTCAGCAAAGCCCAGATCGCGACGCCGGCAGTCGCCAGCCAGGCGATCGCCGGAGACCGCAACAGCCAGCTTCCGAAGCCCATCGCGCCGTCGCGCTTGTTCTTGTCGGCCTCCAATGCAGCGATGCGCTCCTCCAGTTCCCTGACCTTGCCGGGCAGGCCGCTGGCGCCGATCACGCGTTCGGTGAGGCTGTCGATCTTGGCCGACATGGTGTTGAGGTTATGGATCAGCTCGCGGAGCTGGCCCTTCATTTCGCCCAACAGCAGGCCGGCGGAGTCTATTTGGGGTTCGGTCACGAGGCGCTGCCCTGTGTCACAGCATTACGCTCGCGACAGCCGCCCGCATATATGGGGCGACGATAGCGTGAATTGCGGTGGTCCAATGCAATCCGTCCGAGGTATTAGCGACGCCGCCAGGAGCATCGGTGGCGAAGGTCTGGCTGGAGATCACCGGACTTTGGTAAATATCGGAGTACGCGTCAAAATTGCCGAGTGCCAATTCTCCCAGGAGCATTGCGCGAAAAGTGTCGGCCTGGCCGTTCGTGTACGATCCAGCTGTTCGATAGGTTGGAGGCTGAACCACGATCTTATAACCGGCCGCACGCACGGCCGCCCAATAAGTGCGAAGATCCGCCTGCGCCGGAAGCCCGTTTGCGCCGATCATCATCGTCAGGATGGGGCGATAACCCATGGCCACAGCCGCGCGGCCGATCTTGGTTACTAGCGGCAGCCGTGATGTCATCGTCGCCAGCGTCGACCCGGACACAGCCATCAAGCGCCACCACGGCCTAAGGCTCAATGCAGCTTGCACCAAATGGGCATAGCCGTATTCGCCACCCAGCCCGCCCGCGACGGTTATGCTATCGCCTTCTGGGACAACGACATTTCGGACCGGGAATACATCTCCCATCAGAAGATGACGATCGCGGATATTCTTGACGGCGAGCGCCATGGCATCGTCGGAAAGAGCTGTCGGATAGATCGCAGGGACACCAACCCTGCCGTTGAGGGGCTGACTATCCAGATAGCCGCCACCGCCATAGTTAAGATAGGGCACGGTGAATGAAGTAGCGGCCGTCGAATCTTCAGCGAGTTGGATGCCATCAAGATGGAGACTGCGGCCGTTCGACCCAAAGCGGACCGCACCTATCACCCATCCTTTGCCCGCGACCGAGCCGAGAACGCCGGGATTTAGGCCACGCGCCCTCAGGTCAAGCATACCCCCCTGCGTTCCGATCACCACGGCATTTGTATTGTACCCGGTCACTCCCCCTAGAAGCGGCGTAAACAACACTCCCGATGCGGCCGCGTTCGCAACGTCTTCTCGGAAGGCCACCATGAAGGTTCCTTCGGAAAACGTCACCCCGTTGTCGTCACGGGTAGAAAGGAGGATGCGACCGGCGAACGGAGCAACTATCGAATTGCCCGAACCGCGCGTTATCGTGTCGGCACGTGTGATGCTCGTTCGGCGGACCGCGCAGCCTATTCGGGACGGCTCGGCAGCCGGAATGTTCTCGCCATCAAGGCTAATCTGCACATCCTCACGAAAGATGACATCGAGAGGGAAAGCGTCGGCGCTATTCCAGATATTCACCTGATTATAGGCTGCCGTCATGCGCGAGAAGGTTACGGTCGTCCAAGCGCTTTCCGTGATTGTATAGGCGTCCATAAAGGTGGGATAGAGTCCGGCAGTGACGTTCTGATTTCCAGCGCCGGGCGCGCTCTTGATAAGGAACTTTCCCTTGATCAGGCCTGGTACAAGAGATGTCGATAACGAGAATAATTGATTGTGCGCCGACATCTGGATCCGGTGAACTCCAAGGCCGCTATCAGTCGTATAGTTCTTCGTGAGAATCGCACCGTTTGAACTTACGTACATCTCCGTGCCGCCCGGATGTGCGTTGTGGGTCACCGTGGCGCTCATGCTGGCTGGGACGTATCGATCATCCGTGATAAAGGCCATCACGGGATCGAGCGAAACAAGCGCACCAGCAGGCAGCGGCGTTACGGCGCCGGGCGCAGAGAGCAGCGCAATCTTCTGCCCCAGCGCTATCCCTGCCTGCGTGAGCGCCGGCTGTTGGAGCGTGAGCGCCCCGTTGGTCCGTAGATAGGTGTCGATCGCCAACCCATTGGCGAGGGGCACGGTCGAATATTGCCCGTCCGTCGTTCCGGCCAGCGCCAGGGCTGCGCTTGCATAACGGTGCGTCAGATCGCCGGTCGCTGCGATCTGCGCCACCGCCACCGGAATTTGGTCGATGACGGCAAGATCGGCGGCAACGGCATCGATGTTCGCCAGATGGCCCGCGACTGCCGCGATATTGGCGCTGCTCCCAGCCACGGCACTGACGCTGGCAGAGATGCCGGCCACCGTCGTGATGCTCCCCGCGATGCCGGAGACCGATGGAACAACCGACGAGATTCCTGCGACAGCAGATATGTTGGCTGAGATCGGTGCAAGGGTAGTGACTGCCGCCGAAACATGCGCGACTGTGGAGACGTCCGTTATAGCTCCAGCAACGCTCGCAATATTGGCAATGCCCCCCGCGACTGTCGCGATATCGCTCCCCTCGAGCAGGCTGTTCCCAACGGCCACGATCGAGGGCACGTCCGCCAGGGCGATCTCCGGCCCCTCCTCGCCCAGCGGCACCTTCAGCGCGCGGCGTGCCTTGTGCTCCGTCGCGAGCGCGCGCAGCGTCGCGCGGCGGTTGATGGTGTTGATCGTCGAGAGGTTGTAGGCGCCCTGGTCGGCGAATTCGCTGGTCTGCAGATAATCCGGCCTGAGCAGGATCACGATCCGCTCGCCCGCCGCGCGCGGCGCATCGAAGGTCACGGTGCCGCCCGTCTCGGCGAGCGACACGCTGTAGCCCGCCGTCACCGGCGTGCCGTCGATCTCGACGGCAACGTCCGTCGCCGACACGACCGAAAAGGTGAAGGGGAACGCGCTCCTGCTCTCATGGATTTCATACGCGTCGAAGACATTGGGACTGATCGTGGCCACGCGGCGCCTCCTTTGATGAGGACGGCCTAGGGCTGCGCGGCATCATGTTGAATCGATGCGGCGCCGAATCGTGCGGGGCGGGCCCGCGGGGAGGACCGGTGACCGTGGCGGCCGGGCCGGTCGCGGTTCGGCGCTATGCGATGGTGCCGATCGGCATTCGATGGCCATACGGGCGGAATGGCGGCGTTCCCCGATGATCTCGGAAACAGCGTCGGCCGATATGCCGACATGCGGCGCATCCCGCCACGCCATGGCCGGCAGGCCGGCTGCTTCATCGTCGCCAGTCGCCGGGTTGGGACGGCCGTGGGAAACACGATATCGCCGCTGCCCCGGTGCCGAACGAGCGCCAACGCCGTCCGGAACCTCGCGTGGGTTCGCTCGGGTGCCTATCGACGTCGCGTGGGCAGCGCGACCCGGTCACCGACGGGCGCGGGCGTCTTTCTCCAGAACCACGTCCATTTCCCGGTATCGGGATCATAGCGTATCGCCAGGAGCGAGGATGGCGTTTCGCGGCCATTTTCAAATCGCGCATAGCCCGAGACGTCTCCGCGTCCGAACCGGTCGGTGTTTACCGAGAGCTCATATTTGCCATTGGCATCCGAAGGTTCCGTCACATATGCCTTGGCGGCGTAGACCACCCCCTTGGTCAGCCTTGATAACTCCCGCGCCTGGGTGCCGTTGGCCGCAAAGCAACTGGAAACGATGACGGGCGTCCCGTCCCTGTATTGGAGGCGCTTGAGATCCCAGTAGATCGCTTTGGGTCTCAAATACTGCCCGTCTGCTCCGTGCGCTTTGTCGGTGACGGTGCCGTCCGGCACGGACCCATGCGAATAGATAATCATTGCGCCATGCGGACTCTGCATCTTGTTCAGGGCGACGATGGCATCCGCATCCTGGGCCTCATTGAGGTAGTTCAGCCATGTCGCCGTCCGAGGCCGGCTGGCGCGGCGGCGGGGTGGAGACTGCCCCGCCCCCCGAACTGCGCTGTTGTCGTCCGATGCGAAGTGACTGCTATCCTGCTGCGTGGCGATCGGCTGGACGGCTTCGCGGTCGGCCCGGTTATAGGAGATCGGCTCGGGCCTCGGCCCGGCGGCCCCGACCACGTCTCCGATCCGCTGCTGCGTCACCGTCTCGGCCCCCGGCGGATAGCCGGCGATGCCCCGCTGCCGCCGGACGAGCGCGTCATATTCCGCCGGCGCCACCAGGTCCTTCGCCAGCCGCAAATCCTGCCGGGCAAATTCGGCCGGTTGATAGGTCGCCATCAGGTTCAGCTTCAGCGCGGCCGCGCCGTGCGGGGGAACCGGCCGTGGATCGAGGTTGTTCGCCGCGCGCCGCATCAACGCGTCGGTCGTCGCCGCGTCGAGGTCCCGGCGCGTCGCGGCGGGGAGCTGGGTGATCGAGGTGAAGTCGGGCCCGAGCCGGTCGGTCTCGGCCAGCGCGGTCTCCTTCGCGGCCGTCTCGGCCTGTGCGCGCCGGCGGTCCTCGGCGAGGAAGCGCTCGGCCAGGTCGTTGCGCGCATAGGCCTTGCGCGTCTCGTTCCACGGCCCCGCCTCGATCGCTTCTCGCCAGGCGGCCCGCTCTTCCGGGCTGGTCGGCGCGGGGCTGCCGTCCGTCGGGCGGGGCGGGGCAAGGCCGTCGACATCCGCCGCCGCCTGGGCGCGGGCGAGCGGTTCGAACAGGCCCCGCTCGATCATGGCCTGGTCGGGCGCGGTCATCTCGTCCCGGTGCGCCAGCAGATAATGCGCCGCGGCGACCGGGTCCCGCATCACCAGCCCGTCGGCCACGCGCCGGTGGATGCCCGAGCGATAGGCGCCGATCGCGGCCTGCGTCACCGCCGGATCCTCGCCGCGCAGCGCTGCCTGGCTCGCGAGCGCCTCGGCCCCGGTCGCGACATATTTGTCGAACAGGTCCGGATCGTCGGCATGGGCCACCGCATCGTCGGCCGAATTGGCCTGCACCCCCGCGCTCTGGCGATCCTGCTCGATGGCGTTCTGCCGGTCCGCCTGAAGCTGCAGCCGGCCCATGTCGATCGCGAGGCGCGAACCGACCGACTGGTCGTAGATCTCGCGCTGGCGATCGGTCGTCAGCGCGGCGCGGCCCTGTTCATAGGCATCGGTCAGCGCCTTCCGCGTCGGCTCGAGCGCCGCGAGCGCCGCGAACCCCTCCAGTTGCCCGAAGTGCGTGGTTGCCTCGCGCGCCACGCCGGCATAGCGATTCCACACCAGCTTGGCGGCAGCGTCGTCATGCAGCGTCTGCGCCTGTTGCTGCTCCCGGGCCTGCGCCCGCTGCTCGACCATGCCGGCGATCTTGCCGCCGGCTTCAGCGACCGCCTGCAGCCCGTGGTCCAGTGCCTGCAGGCCGGTGCCGGAAAGATCCGGGGTTACCAGCTTCGCGTCGGTGGCGCTGGCGAGGGGGGCGCTGTTGCGCTCGGTCGGGACGATCGGCATCTCAGCGCGCCCGCCGCGCGGTGGCGATGGTGGCGGGAACGGTCATGGGAAACGGGGCGGACATGCGGCACCTCCTTGTCGGGAGGGCGGGTTAGGGCGCGCGGCGACTCTCTTGAATCGACCCGCGCGGCGGGCGAGTTATCACCGAATCGGATATAATTATCGCTTTGGCTGTTGCCCGGGCGATCTTCTGACATAGTTGCGGCAGCGAATCGAAGTGGCGCGGGCAGGGGAGTGCCGGCCGCGCCGCCGATCGCAAGCGCGGGCCGGGCCCGCCGGAAGGGGAGCGGCCGGATGCGACAAACGACCCTGTCTGTGGCGCTTGAGGTCAAGCCGGAAAGCCAGGAGCTGCTCGCCGCCCTGATCGACCGGCTGCATGACAATGGCGCCGCGCCCGCGCAGGGCGCGCGCGATTTCGGCTGGTTCATGCAGGGCGTGCCGTCAGTGCATTTCCTGTCGATGAACGTCTTCCCCGGCGCGGACTATGATCCGCTGTTCGTGCTGGAGGCCAATTTCGATGGCGCGCCGGGCGTGTTCTGGGGCCAGCTCGAGGCAGCGATCGGCGGCGATCTGCGCGCCATGCTGCGCTGCTGCAAGCGGCCGCTGAACCAGGATGGCCCGCTGTTCGATGCCGTCACCGCAGCCGGCGCGCGCGCGCCGGTCGCCCCGTATCTGGAGCGGCGGGCGCTGCGCCCGAGCGTGTTCCACCATGGCAATCGCGGCATGACGCGTGATCGCATCCTCGCCGAGCGCGACCTGTTCGGCGCGATCCGCACCGAAATCGCCACGGCCAACGGCCCGGGCCCCAGCCCCTATCGGGCAGCGGCCGATGCGCGCCAAATCCACGATCGGCTGCGCGCGGCGCTGCTCCCGGCCTTTCCCTGGCTCGCCCTGAAGCCGCCGTCGCGCATCCCGTTCCTGCAGCGCATGGGCGATATCGCGCGCCTGCTCGCCTTCGTCTTCGCGGTCGTGGTCGCGCTGTCGCTCCCCGGCCTGATCCTGGCGCCGATCATGCCGACGGGCCGTTATTTCATCCTGATGGCGATCCTGCTGCTGCTGGTCGGCGTGCCGCTCTACCGCATCCGCGAGCCGCTTCCCGGCACCGGCGTCGCCGGCCAGACCAATTTGTTCAGCGTGCTGCTGAAGAACCTCCTGCCGGTCGCGCTGTTCGTCGGCCTCTATTTCGCCGTGGTCGCGCCGCTCGCCACCGTCGTCACGACGGCACTCACCGGCGCCTCGGTCCCGGTCGCCTGGGCCGCCGCGGCGCGCACGATCCTGCTCGGCCTGGCCAGCATTCCGTTCACGGTCACCGGCATCCTCGCCTGGCTGCGCTGGCTCGAACGCCGCGATTCGTCGCAGGATGCGCCGCCGGTGGACGAGGAAGTGATGCGCCAGATGGCGCAGCGCGAGGACTGGATCCCGCAGAACCATATGGGCTCGGTCGTGCTGATCAAGCCGGGGGTGCTGCGCACCATCATCATCCGTGCCGGCCATCTCGGGCTCGGCCTGTTCCTGCGGGTCAAGGCGACGGACGGGTATCTCGGCAGCATGCGCACCGTGCATTTCGCGCACTGGGCCTTCGTCAACAATGGCAGCCGCCTGATGTTCTTCAGCAATTTCGATCAGAGCTGGGAAAGCTATCTCGATGATTTCATCGAAAAGGCGCATGCCGGGCTCACGCTCGCCTGGGGCTGCGGCGTCGGCTTTCCGGCGACCCGCTTCCTGATCCAGGACGGCGCCAGCCATGGCCGCAAGTTCAAGGCCTGGGCGCGCCACTCCATGGCGATCAGCCGCTTCTGGTACAGCGCCTATGCCAACCTCACCGTCGACCAGGTCGAGCGCAACAACCGCATCGCCAACGGGCTGCGCCGGAAATCGCTCACGCAGAAGGAGGCCGCCGCGTGGATCAACGACCTGTGAGCGGGGCACCGCAGGGTAGCCCGCCGAGCTGGCGGCTGAAGGCGCCGCACGACGCGATGACGCAGGGGCTTGCGGTCAGCGGCTTCGGCGCGCTCCCGACCGGCCGCGCGCTGTTCCTCGAATTCGCGTGGAAGGGGAAGGGCGGCGGCGCCTGGCTCCAGGCACTGCACGCGATCGCGCCCGTCACCGATGCCGATGGGCGCGATGCGCGGGCGACGGCGCTGTCTTTCGCCTTTGCCGGTCTCGAGAAAATGGGCCTGCCCAAGGCAGCGCTCGATTCCTTCGCTGCGCCGTACCGCGAGGGCATGTTCCAGGAAGACCGGCTCCGCCGCCTCGGTGATCGCCGCAACGGGCAGTGGCTCGGCACCGTCGTCGAGGGCGGCCCGAAATGGAGCGCCAACACCAGGCAGCGCGGCGCGCTGGAAAGCGTCGAGGAAGGCCAGTCCCGCGCCCGGACGTCGACCGGCCACCGCGAGGAGCAGATCGTCACGCCGGTCACCGTCCACGCGCTGCTCCTGCTCTATGACAAGGACGAGGCGAGCGCCGAAGCCTGGGCGGAGCAGGTTGAGGCGGCACTCGCGCCCCATGCGGTGCAGGTCGTCCATCGCCTGCCGCTCGATCTCCGGCCGGATGAGAAGGGTGTCGCCCGCGAGCATTTCGGCTTCGCCGACGGCATTTCGCAACCCATGCCCTATGACGACGAAGCCGTCGTCCTCAGCGACGGCGCCCCGGCGGCCAGGGATCCGTGGAACGGCATCCCGCTCGGCGAGATCCTGTTCGGCCATCTCAACGGGCATCATGAAAGCGCCCCGGGGCCGATCGTGCCCGATGACGACAAGGCGCAGGCCGCCGGCCTCCCGCCGCATCCGCTCGCCGAGGGTTTTCGCGATTTCGGTCTCGATGGCAGCTATATGGTCGTGCGCGAGCTGAAACAGGATGTCGTCGCCTTCTGGCAATCGATGCGTGACAATGCCGCGCGGATCCGTGCGCGCGATCCCGATCACTCGGCCCATGTCACCACCACCTGGCTCGCCGAGCGCGTGGTCGGGCGCAGTACCAAGGGGCACCTGCTCTGTCCGTCGGGCTATCTCCCGCCCAATGCCTATGGCCAGCCGGAGAATGATTTCGGTTTCTACGATCGCGATCTCCACGGCATCGGCTGCCCGGTCGGCTCGCATGTCCGCCGCGCCAACCCGCGCGATGGCCTCGCGCCCACGCCGGACCAGAAGCAGACGCTGCTCGACGCGGCGAACAACCATCGCATCCTGCGCCGCGGCCGCAAATATGGCGCGACGATCAGCGTGCCGCCCAAGGAGGACGGGGTCGATCGCGGCCTGCTCTTCATCTGCCTCAACACCGATATCGCGCGTCAGTTCGAATTCGTGCAGCAGACCTGGCTGCTCAACCCGAACTTCGCGACGCTGTTCGACGAGACCGATCCGCTGGTCGGGCCGCAGGGCACGATGACGATCCACGAACAGCCGCTCCGCCGGATCGTCGATGTGGAAACCTTCGTCCGCATGGCCGGCGGCGACTATTTCTTCCTGCCGAGCATGCCGGCGCTCAGCTATCTGGCATCGCTATGAGCGTCCTCTCCTCCACCGAGGTGCTCCGCCCCGGGCCGAAGGGCTTCAAGCGGCTGGTGATGCAGGCAGTGATGGGCGCGATGCCCTTCGGCTTCCGGCTGCTGCGCGGGCTGAAGCCGATCCCGCGCTTCGGCAAGACCTATGTCGTCACCCGCTACGACGATGTGCGCGAGGTGTTCGCGACTGATCCGGCCTTCGGCGTGCCCTACAAGGACAAGCTCGACGTCATCATGGGCGGCGAGCCCTTCTTCCTCGGCATGGGTGACACGGCGCAATATCGCGCCGACACCGGGGCGATGCGCAAGGTCGTCCGGCCCGACGACCTGCCGGCGCTCGCGGCGAAAGTCGAGGCGCAGGCCGAGGCGATCGTCGCCGGCGCGGGCGGGCGGATCGAGGTGGTCGATGCGCTGGTGCGCCGCGTCACCTTCGATTTCCTCGCCGAATATTTCGGCGTTCCCGCGCCACCGGGCGGCGACCTGCGCGTGTGGGGCACGCGCCTCTTCGAATATCAGTTCGTCGCGAGCGACGCGCCGCTGCTGGGCGAGGTCGCCCAGATCGCCCCGGCGCTGCGCGATCATATCCAGCACGAGATCGAGCGACGCCGTGCGAAGCCCGGCAAGGCGGATGATGTGCTCGCGCGCTGTCTCGCGCTCCAGAAGGCGGGCGAGCCGGGTTTCAGCGATGCGCAGATCCGCACCGCGCTGATGGGCTTCATCGTCGGCGGGCCGCCCCAGCCGCCGATGGTCGTGCCGCAGGCGATGGAGCAATTGCTCCGGCGGCCCGATGCCCTGCGCGGCGCCCAGGCCGCGGCCCGCGCAGGCGACGACGCGCTGCTCGCCGGCTATGTCCGCGAGGCGATGCGCTTCGATCCGCTTGCTCCCGGCCTGCCGCGCATCGTGCTGAAGGACTGGACGGTGGCGCAGGGCGCGAAGCGCCAGCGCACTATCCCCGCCGGCGCGACCGTGCTCGCTGCCTTCGCCTCGGCGATGCGCGATGGTCGCCGCGTACCGGATCCCGAGACCTTCGATCCGCGCCGCCTGCCGCACGAATATATCCATTTCGGCCATGGCCTGCACCAATGCTTCGGCATCCACATCAACAACGCCACGCTGCATCTGATGCTGAAGCCGCTGCTCAGGCGCGACAATCTGCGCCGCGCGCCCGGCACTGCCGGACGGCTGCGCAAGAATGGCGCCTTCGCTGAATCGCTGACGGTCGAATTCGACTGACGTGCATGCCGGGGTGATCGGGCGTGCCCGCTGGGCTATCAACGCGCATGGCTTCCCTTGAATCGATTGTTGCCGAGATCGCGGCCGAGATGGCCGAGGCGCCCCGTCGCGGCGCGGTGGCGGATTATATCCCGGTGCTCGGCGAGATCTCGCCCGACAAGTTCGGCATGGCGGTGATCGAGGCGGACGGCAGCTGCCATCTCGCCGGCGATGCGGACGAACCCTTTTCGATCCAGAGCATCTCCAAGGTGTTCAGCCTCACCCTGGCGCTGGGTGCGATCGGCGACAAGCTCTGGGAGCGTGTGGGGCGCGAACCCTCGGGCAGTGCGTTCAATTCGATCGTCCAGCTCGAAACCGAATCCGGCATTCCGCGCAATCCCTTCATCAATGCCGGGGCGATCGTGGTGGCGGACGTGCTGCTCGGCGGACACGAACCGATCGAGGCGATCGGCGAGATCCTGCGCTTCGTCCGTGCGCTGGCCGATGACGACAGCATCTTCATCGACGAACGCGTCGCCCAGGCCGAGCAGCAGACCGGCTTCCGCAACGTCGCGCTGGCGAATTACATGCGCGCCTTCGGCAATATCCATCACCCGGCCGAGCGTACCCTGGGCGTCTATTTCCACCAATGCGCGCTCGCGCTCAGTTGCCGTCAGCTCGCGCTTGCCGGCCGCTATCTGATGACCGGCGGGATCAATCCGGCGACCGGCCATTCGATCGTCTCCACCCGCCGGGCGCGCCGGATCAACGCGCTGATGATGATGTGCGGCCATTATGATGGCTCCGGCGAATTCGCCTTCCGGGTCGGGCTCCCCGGCAAGTCGGGCGTCGGCGGCGGCATCCTGGCGATCGCGCCCGGCCGCGCCTCGATCGCGGTCTGGTCGCCGGGGCTCAATGCACGCGGCACCTCGCAGCTCGGCGCCCTGGCGCTGGAGCGGCTCGTTCACCGCACTGGTTGGTCGGTGTTCGAGGCATGATCTCGCCCCGCACAGGCGGGGGCTCGTCACCGATACGCCGCGGTTACGCCCAATTTGCGGTTGGCCCTTCATAGCGAAACGGCGCTTGCAGTTTGGTTTTTGGGGTCTTTTCCAGTCCGCTCCCCTTCATCCCCATCGCCTGCGACGCACCGCCCAGCGCAGTCGAAAGCCCGCCGAAAATGCCCTGCGCCAGCGCGGCGCTGCCCTTGGCGCGGTTCGCCGCCGCTTCGGAGCGATAGTTGAACGCGTTGATCTCGAATCCCTTGGTCCGCTCGTTGCCGGCCTTGTAGATCTGGCCGATATCCTCCGCACCGATCATCGCGGTGTCCTTCTGGATCGCGGCCGGCGATCCGAAATTCAGGTCCACGCCGTTCGCGGCCATCGCCGCGGTCTGCGCGCCCTTGGTTTGGGCGAGATCGCGATAGCGGCGCTGCGCCTCCAGGTTGGTGTTGTCGATGCTGTCGCGCGCCTGTTCATTGGCGAGCCGCGCATTCTGGTCGGCGATGCCGGCCTGGTAATTTGCCTGCTGCTGCGCGCCGATTCCGCCCAGGACCGCGCCGGTCGCGGAAATGGCGGTCGAGGCGGCGGCAAGGACGACGGCGACGGGTGCGCACATCAGCCGCGCTCCAGCATGAAGGAATGAAACGGGGTTCCGGCGATCATGCGTACCTCCTGGTCGATGGTGAAGCCGAGCCACCGCAGGAAGCGGATCGCGCGGTCATTGTCCGCAGACACTAGATTCTCCAGCCGCGCAGTTGAATCGAGCATCGCGGCAAGCAGCGGCGGCCCGCCGCGCAGCAGCGCGCGCGGATGCCGGTAGATCGCGTCGGTCCCCAGCATCCAGGGCGATCCCTCGCCGCACAGCGCGTTGGTCACTACCAGTCCGATCATCGCCTCGGCGCGCCCGTCGACCATGGCCGTCAGGCAGATCGAGGAGCCGCGCAGCCCTGCGCGCAGCGCCTGTCTCGGCGCATGGCCCATCGCCGCGCATTCGGTCATATCGGCCGCGCGCATCCGTGCCGCGATCGGCCCGACATGCACGGCGCGCGCCGGGACCAGCGCGATCACCGGCCTATTCGGAGATGGACGGGTCGAGATGGATCGCACTCACCGTCATCGGCAGCGGATCGTCCGATCGCACCACCATGCGCGCGCCGCCATTGATGTCCGGGCGCAGATAGGTCTCGTACAGCCCGGTCATCAGCGCCGGCGGCTGGCCCGGCAGCTCGCTGCTGCGCGATCGCAGCGGCTCCAGCGTCGCGTCGGTCGGGCCGGCCTTCACGCCGCGGCTGTCGATCAGCCGGATCACTGCCTTGGCCTGGGTCTGGGGCTTCGCGATCGTCCAGCCCGCCTGGCCCTGGAAGGCGAGCGGCAGCGTCTCGATCGTCGCGCTGTAGGGGAGGCCAACCGTCACCTTGTGCGCGGGCTCGGGCAGCGTGACCATGCCGTTCGCCACCACCAGCCCGGCAACCACCCCGCCATCCGCCAGCGCCGAAACGGCCCGCCCCTCGAGATGCTGGAGATTGCGCAATACCGCCTGCGGCGTCTCGAACTGGAAGGTCACTGCGCTGTCGAGGAAGCAGCTGTCGGCCACATCGTCCCACCGCGCCGCAGCCATCCGCTCGATCAGCAATTTGCCGCCGCGCCGCACGGTCAGGTACACCCGGTCCTCCGCTCCTTCCGAGATGACGCACAGGCTCTCGACCAGGCCGTCGGTCTCGCACAGCGTCCAGCCCCATACCTGCTGTTCCTGTTCCCAGGTGAAGCACAGCAATTTGCCGTCGTTGCGCACCGCCCAGATCACCGAGCGCGGCTCCTGCGCATAGGCCCAGGCCTTGATGTCGAAGCCGCGGAACAGGTGCGGCGAAAAGATCGTCACGTCGTTCGAGTTGATCGAATCGCTCTGGAATTCATAGCCGAGCGTGCGCACGCCATTGCCGACGCTGGTCTGGTAGAAGCACACGCTGTCGATCACGAGCGGGGAGAGGCGGGAGGAGCCCCGCCCGTTCTGCCGTCGCACCACGAAGTCGGTCGCGCTGATATAGCCGGCCTGCCCGCCCTCGATCTTGAAGATCGCGTCGGAAGTGAGCGCCAGCAGGTCGTTCATCGACACGAGCTGGTTCACTGCGTTCACCCGCCCGGCGACCAGTGCGAAGCTCAGCGCGTCGGAGGCCTTGAGCGGCCGCGAGATATCCATGTTCTCGAAACTGCCCGACCGCGAGCCATAGATCGCGTTGGGTCGCCTGGCCGTCCGACCCCAGAGCAGTCGCTGCTCGAAAAAGGTCACCGTCGAGGGGTGATCGTCCGCGCCGCTGAACGGATCCTCGCCGATCGGCGGCCCGTCCGAATAGTCCGGACCGATATTGTCGTCGACGAACGACAGGCTCTCGGTCGCGCCGATATAGCCATATTCCTGCGTGTTGTCGGCCTTGTACACGCGGTAGCGCGTCGCGCCTGCCGCGGCCGACCAGTTCAGCTGGTTGCTGTTGCGCTTCAGTGTCAGGTCGTTGGGGTCGCCGGCATTGTCCACCGGGGCCGAGGCGCGGCTCTCCGCGCCCGACACGTCGTTCACCGCCGTCACCACATATTTCTGCGTCTGCGGGAAATAGGCGTTGCCGCTGTTCGCCGAATCGGTGTTCGGGTTGTTCGAGAGCAGGCTGAGCCCGGTCGGCGCGGCGATCGTCGGCGCGAAGGCGATGGTCGAGAAGGTCCAGTCGCTATGCCCCGCCCGCACCAGCTTTGCCGGCGCGTGGTTGAGATGCGCGAAATACATGGTGTCGGCCGATTGCTCATAGTCGAGCTCGGCCAGCTCGGCGCCATTGAACGGCGATCCGACGCGATAGAGGCGGGCGACGCTCATGCGATGGCCCCGGTGGCTGGCGCCGTCGGGCGCGGATGGAATGCGGTCATTCGCGGACAATGGCATCGGCCGGGTCGCGATTGAATCGATCTGGCCGGCGGCGCGGTTGACGCACCGCGACCGCGTCCGTAGAGCGCAGGCCTCTTTGGGGAGTAGTCACCCGCTTCCAGCGGGGCCATCGTCAACATGATCGAAACCGGCCGCTGGCCGTTTCGTGGCGATGGCAGCCGCACCAGGTGCCGGCCCGGCCAGACCAACGATGCGACACCTCGCTTTGGGCCGGAGGTGGATCGCATCGTTCGTCGATGGCCCCGGGGATAGCGACGCATGACTGGTATCATCACGCTGGGTGGCCTCGGCCTCAGCCTGTCCGTGGACGCCTTTGCGGCTGCGATCGGCAAGGGCGCGAACGGCAATTCCCCGCGCTTCCGCGATGCGCTGCGCGTCGGCGCCGTCTTCGGCTTCTTCGAGGCGATCACGCCCGCGATCGGCTGGGCCGTCGGCCTCGCCCTGGCCAGCTGGATCGCGCAGATCGATCACTGGGTGGCGTTCGTCCTGCTCGGCGGCGTCGGGGTGAACATGCTCTGGCAGGCTTATCGGGCGCCCGGGGAGGGCGCGGCCGAGGCGCCGGCAAAGGCGGGCATCGCCCGGCTCGTGCTGACCGCGCTCGCGACCAGCATCGATGCCACGGCGGTCGGCGTCAGCCTTGCCTTCATGCACGTCAACATCATCGTCGCCTGCCTGATCATCGGCGGCGTCACCACGGTCGTCGCCACGGCCGGGGTCCTGATCGGCAGGCACGCGGGCCCCTATCTCGGCCGCCATGCCGAGGTGCTGGGCGGCGTCGCGCTGATCGCGATCGGCGGCGCGATCCTCTACCAGCACCTCAGCGCCGGCTGAACCGGTCGCGGCCACTGCGTCCTCACGCCAGCGACCCGTCCACATCCGGGTCGTAGGCCCGCTTGTTGTGGCTGAGCACGCCTGCCGAGACATAGCTGTGCGCCTCCGCCACGGCGATCTTCGCGACCCAGGCCGATCCGTCCGGCGTCCCGATCGCGTCCATCCGCACCCAGGTGCCGTCGATCCGGAACCGGTGCTCCGCCGTCGCGCGGATCGTCGTGCCCTCGATCGTCGCGCGCAGCACCGGCATCCAGGCAAGCTCGATCGCCTCGACCGGATAGTCTCCCCATTCGAGGCTGTCCTCATGCTGCGTCCGCACCAGCGTGCCGACCCTGAGCAGCCGCGCCGCGATCTCGCTGCCGTCGGCCAGCAGGATCGGCGTGTCGTCGGCGACGCAGAAGCCTCCGCCGCCGCCACCGCCGCCGATAGTGGGCGGTGGTGGCGGGGGCGGGGGCGGTGGCACCGGCGGCGGGGGTGGCGGGGGCGGCGGCGGGCCGGCGCGGGTGGCCCCGTCATGATCGGCGGTGAAGGCGCCGAACCCGGTCGAATCCACGTCAACCGTGAAATGATGGTCGTCCGGCACCGCGATCACCCGCGCGATCCGGCCGTTCAGCTCGATCGTCCCGTCGATTCCGGAGAAATAGACCTGATCGCCCACCGCATAGCCATGATAGGCCGCCGCGATCCCCGTCGTCGCGCCGCGGGTGATCGCGTCGATCGTCAGCTTGTCCTCGATCACCATCCCGCCTAGCGCGGCGGGGCGCATATAGCCCTGGCCCATTTCGAGCGCATAGGTCTGGCTCAGCGAGAACTGGAAGGGCATCAGCCGCACCGGCGCGCTGTCGTCCTGCACCTCGGCGACGAGCCGCGTGCCGGGCCGCTTGGTCACCCCGCCATATTTGAGGATGATCACGTTGCGCGCCCGCTTCAGGCCGGTGGCATAGGCGGCGACATCGACTCGGCTGATCAGGTCCTCGGCCAGCTCGCCCTTGGAGAAATTGGGCTGTCCCGTGCGCAACGCCATCAGCCGGCGCCCCCCATGCATGCCGTGCCCGCGCCGCGCGCGACCGCCACCTCGTCCGGCGCGCTCGTCGCGCGGTTGGGCTGGCGGTTGATATCGTCGGCGATCGCGCGCTGCGCCGCCACTTCGGCCTGCTGGAGCAACTGCCCCTTGGCCTCGCGGCTGTCGCGCAGCGGCACCGCCAGCCGCGCGGCGAGCGCATAGGCCAGCGCGTCGATGAACAGCCCCGGCATCGCTGCCTCCGCCACGTCGCGCGCGCTATATTCCAGGATGGCGTTCGCGACCTGGCTGAACAGCACGCCGTTCTCGATGATGAAGGGCTGGCCGCTGATCGGCGTCGCCGGGCCGGAGGCGGGGCTGCAGACGGGGGCGCCGGCCCAGCCGCCGGCGGGCGGCACCAGCCGCGCCGCGGTCGCCAGGTCGGCGGGTAGGGCATAGGCATGCGCCCATTCGCTGGCGCGCGGGTTGGCGGCGAGCTCGGCGAGCGGGGCGATCCGCGCGGCGAAGCTCCAGTCGAACCGCTCGAGCAGCAGTTTCAGGCAATGCGGATAATAGCGCCGGCACTCGGCGGCTTCGGTCGTCGCCTCGTCGATATCGACGATGGCGGGTGCCCGAAGCTCGCCCAGGGCAAGGTTGCAGACGGTGATGCTGATAGCCATGCGCCGGGATTAGGCGCATTGCGGCCTGGTTTGAATCAAGCCCGGGGCTCGCACATCGCCGCGCCGCCCTCGCCCTCGGCCAGCACGCGCAACGGCCGCAGCGGCTGTCCGCTCGGGTCGATGCAGCCCCAGCGCCCGCCCGTATAATAATGATGCTCGCCATAGCGCCGTGGCCGGCAGCCGATGCACACCACGGCCCGGCCATGCTCGAACGGAAAGGCGCCGTCGAACTGTGCCGGGATCGCCAGTTCGAGGTCAGTGCCGATATAGCCGATCCGCCCGCCGATCCGCGATCGCGCCAGCCCGTCCGAAAAGGCCTCGGCGCCATTGTCATAGGCCATCACCGGCGCGGTCCGCCCGTCGCGCCGCACATAATGCCACCCGCCTAGCCACACCGGGGCCAGGCCGGCCGGATCATAGTCGATCCGGTCCAGGATGCGCGGGTCGAGATGCGCGCGGCCGCGCCGGTCGATCCAGCCGCAGGCGCGGGCGCGCGTCATGTCCCCGCCCGGCACCGGGTAGCGGCACGCGACGGCTTTGCCCGTACGCGGCGGCGCGGCGGCGGGCAGCGCCATCGCCATGCCGGCAAGGATCAGTTGGGCAATCACCGGCAT